AGGCAGATAGTCAAAGCCAATCCTAACACTTCATTTGCGTTACCCTTCAGTGACGCGACACTGGCCTCTCTCAACTTGGTCAGACTGACAGACGACACCAAGCCAACCTATGACACAGCTACCGAAAAGGTTATTGAAGGTGTCATAGAAGTACGCGATGGCGTTGCTTATCAGACTTACACGATGGTAGCTAAGTCGGCAGAGAAGATTGCATCAGAACTGGCTAACAAGAAAGCTAATGTACGAATCCAGCGTAATGACAAGCTGTCTAGAACAGATTGGGCGGTTCTTCCTGATAGCCCACTGTCAACTGATGACAAGACTGTCTACGAGAACTACCGTGCAGCTCTACGCGATGTACCTGCACAGGCTGGCTTCCCAGATAACGCACTGCCTGAAAGCCCTGACGAGTCACCATACGCCTCTTGGACATACGACAGCACTAACTTTGTCTGGAACGCCCCACTGCCTAAACCAGAAGGTGAAGCGTCTTGGGATGAAGAGGCTTACCAAGCAGACAATACAACTGGCTGGATAACCATAGGCGCATAGCATGATAGGTGAAATAACTCTTGCTCTAGGTGTGGCTGATAAAGCATATAAAACTATCAAGACCGCTATTGAGCGAGGGAAAGACCTTAATGATATGAGCGCGACCCTAGGTAAGTTTTTTACAGCCCAGGAGCAGATATCAGAAGCTAATGTTGCGAGTCGGGAAAGATCAAAAACAGCCAGGCTTATCGCAGGTAAATCTATTGAAGAGCAGGCCCTGGAAATTGCAATGGCCAAAAAAAAGATGGAGACCTACGAGAAAGAGCTAAAGATGCTTCTTATATACACCAATAATGGGGACGTATATAGGGAGATGCTAAAACAAAGACGTATACTAAAAACCAGGAAGCTTGAGCAGGCTAGGATTGATGCAAGGCGAAAAGCAGATGTTCAAGATATCGTTATGATAGCATTAGGTCTTGGGGTGTCTGTCGCAATGGTTTTTGTAATGATAGGATTTATTGCTCAGGTTAGTGCAAATCCAGAGTTGTATATTTAATTATGGCTAAAGACTCAAAATTAGAAAAAGCAGGTGTTAGTGGTTATAACAAGCCCAAAAGAACTCCAAAGCATCCAACCAAGTCGCACGTTGTTGTAGCGAAAGAGGGGGATAAAGTTAAAACGATTCGTTTTGGGCAGCAGGGAGTTAAGGGAGCAGGTAGTAGCCCTAAAACAGAAAAGGAAAAGGCTAGACGCAAATCGTTTAAGGCTAGGCACGCTAAGAATATATCTAAAGGCAAGATGAGCGCGGCATATTGGGCCGACAAGGTAAAATGGTAAAACTATGGCATTAGTACCATTAGAAATACCCCCAGGTATATATAGAAATGGCACGGACCTACAGCAGTCAAGTAGGTGGCGCGATTCGAACCTGGTTCGGTGGGTAGACAACACTATGCAGCCGGTAGGTGGATGGAAGAGAAGATCTGTTATTGCCGCTGATAACAAAATCCGTGGACTGCTTACCTGGACAACGAATTCAGATGTGCGGTTTGTGGCTGCAGGAACTTATGCAAACCTCTACGCTTATAACGCTGCAGGGACACGGTACGATATAACCCCTGCTGGGTTTACTGCTGGCAGAGAGGACGCAAATGCCTACACGGGTTATGGTTCTGGCGCCTATGGGTATGATGAGTATGGTGTTGGCAGGCAAGATATAACAACTATAGACCCTGCCACTACCTGGTCCTTAGACACCTGGGGAGAGTACCTGGTTGCGTGTTCATCAGACGATGGAAAGATCTATGAGTGGGAAATTGACACAGCCTACACTGCTAATATTGTGAGCAACGCACCAACTGGTAATGTTGGCATAGTTGTAACAGATGAAAGGTTTATTTTTGCACTAGGGGCATCTGGTGACCCCAGGAAGGTCCAGTGGTGTGATAGAGAAAACAATACGGATTGGACTCCTTCAGCAACTAATGAAGCTGGTGACATATTGCTACAGACAGCCGGCAACATAATGTGCGGTATTAAAGTAAAAGGCCAGACTCTAATACTGACAGATATAGATGCTCATTCTGCTACTTACCAGGGACCACCGTATGTGTATGGTTTTGAGCGAGTTGGGACATCTTGTGGCATAGCATCTAAAAAAGCTGTAGCCAACACAGATTTTGGCGCACTATGGATGGGCAAGAAGGCATTCTTCACCTATTCCGGTGGTGCTGTTTCCAGGATACAGTCAGACGTATCAGATTATGTTTTTTCGGATATTAATGAATCCCAAATAAGTAAGGCTTTTGCTGTAACCAATTCTAGGTATTCAGAGGTCTGGTGGTTCTATCCATCGCAAGATGCTACAGAGTGTAATAGGTACGTCTCTTTTAACTATTTAGAAAACACCTGGTCCATAGGGCAGCTAGACAGGACCGCCGGTGTAGACCAGGGCGCATTCAGATACCCGTTATATGCTGCAGCATCTGATAACCATTTTTACGATCATGAGAAGGGCTTTGTTTATGACAATTTAACGCCATTTGCAGAGTCGGGTCCAATTAGTATTGGGGATGGTGAGCAGGTAGCAAGTATTACTGAAATGATTCCTGATGAAAAAACCCAGGGTGATGTTAATGTGACATTTAAGACCAGGTTTTATCCAAACGACACAGAAACATCTCATGGGCCTTTTTCTATGTCGAACCCAACAAGCATGAGATTTACAGGTAGGCAGGTCAGAATGCGGGTGGAGGGTCAAAGACTCGCTGATTGGCGTGTTGGTGTTAATAGGGTAGAAATAGTGGCCGGAGGTAGGCGTTGAGCGAATACATCCCACAGCCAGGCGGAAACACCTGGCAGACATGGGCTAATAGCCTTAACAAGTACCTGGCGCAAATAAGGTCAAAGCTAAGGCAAAAGACAGTAGATGAGTCAGCGTCTGATGACGGTCTTATATTATGGGACAGGGACAAGAAGTACCCAGTAGTATCCAGGGATGGGGAATATGTACAAATTATCCTGGAAGATGGACATGCTGATTTAGGCATATCTGCAGACGTCACCGCAGCCCTAGTAAATACTGCATACCCATTAACATTTGACACTCCTACAAATGCCAAGGGAATATCATTAGGGACACCAGCCAGTAGAATAGTGTTTTCAGAGGCGGGAGAGTACCTTTTGAGCTTTACAGCACAGATTGCATCTACATCATCTAGCACTGTTAATTTTTGGTTCTGGCCACGCAAGAACGGTGTAGATGTTACTGGAAGCACCATAAAGTCATCTTTACACCAAAATAACTCTACCACCGTGGTATCTAGGGCCGCCTTGTTTACTGTGGAAGAAAACGACTATGTAGAGGCTATGTGGGCTGTAGATTCTACAAGCGGATACTTAAGCAACGCCCTTTCCACTGCATTTGCCCCATCCACGCCAGCGGTGACTTTATCTATAACAAGAATACATGGTTGATAATCTAGTTAAATGCAAAGAATGGATTGAGGCTGCCCTGGCATATAGTGGCGGCACACACAACATAGATGATGTTTTCCATGCTATACTCGAAGGGCGCATGCAACTATGGCCTACAGAAAAGGGCTGTTTAGTTACTGAAATATTGGTGTACCCTAGAAAAAAGGTGTTACACATATTTCTTGCAGGCGGTGAATTAGACCAGCTGACTGATATGCACGATGATGTCATTAAGTGGGCAAAGCAGCAGGACTGTTCCGCCTTAACGCTGTCAGGAAGGCGGGGATGGTCCAAGGCATTAGAGAAGTTTGGCTGGAAGCTACAGCTAGTTAATTTATCAAAAGAGATCTGATATGAGCGGTGGAAAAGGCGGTAGCCAGACGACACAAGTAGAAATCCCACAATGGCTGTCAAACGCAGCACAGGCCAACCTGGCTCAGGGTAGGGATGTATCTAAGATTGGATACACACCTTATTATGGTCCAGATGTTGCAGCATTAACCCCCACCCAGCAGGCTGCCAGGTCAAATATAGGCCAGTTTGCTCAAGCTTTCGGTATGCAAGGCCTGCAAGAATCAGCACTACCACAGCCTACGCAGTACGCTGGAGGTATATCAGGATATTCATCTGGAGGTCTTTACGATCAGGCTGTACAAGAATTGGCTGCCAGAAGGCCTGGCCAGTATAGCAAGATGATGGAAAATTTCGTGGATCCATACACCGGCGGCGCTCCACAGGATAGATATTCAAGCTACCTATCTCAGCCAGTGATGCCATCATCAACAAATACGCCTGGCGTAGAAAGTTATGCAAGCACATATAGTCCGCAGGCTCCAGCCCAAAGCAATATTGTTTTGGATGGCAGGGTATACAATTTATCTGATCCAGCTCAACTTGCTCAATATCAAACAGATTACAACGCATCAGTAACGCAGCAACAACAACCACAGCAACCACAGCAACCACAACAACCGCAGCAGCAGCAAGTAACAGCTGAGGCGGCTGTAGCATCCTTAAGAAGTGCGCCAGATTGGAAATCTCTATCCGCGCAGCAAAAAATAGAGCGGGTAGTTGATATGGCCAACCAAACTGGTTTAACAGCTGGTGAGCTGGCCGCAATTCTACCCTACGAAGAATCAGTAATTGACAGGTACATATAATGGCAGGCTCTCCAGGTACACCAGTAATACCAGCGCCTATGACAACAGCCGCAGGCGGCATGGGTGCAGCTAACCCCTATTCAGCTAACAGAATTGAGCAAAGGTTTAATAATTACGGCCCAATGGGTGGTGTGGCCGGTGGTATAGCTGAGTCTATGCGTGGTGCAGCCACTGAGATGGGTTATCAGCCAGGTCAGATCGGGGCGCCGATGGCACAAGCAACCGGCTACCAGGCAAGCCAACTGGCCGGCACATCAATGGACCCTTACATGAACCCGTACACCGAACAGGTTATAAGGGGTAATGAGCGCGATATTCTTAGGGGCGCTACTATGGGGTTAAACCAGCTAGGCGCACAGGCACAAGCAGCCAGGGCGTTTGGTGGGTCTAGGCAGGCTGTCACAGAGGCAGAACTAGGCCGTGACGTCTTGCAGCAACTAGCACAGTCATCTGCAGGATTACGCCAGCAAGGCTTCCAGCAAGCACAGAATGTAGCGTTGCAGGATATTGCTGCACAAAACATGGCATCTCAGTTTGGTGCTGGTGCGTACAACCAGGCTTCTATGCAGAACGCTGCTAACATGCTTGCCGCACAACAGGCCAACCAGCAGGCAGGATTGGCAGGATCTCAGCAAAGGTTATCTGCTGCTAGTCAGCTAGGGTCTTTGGGTAATTTAGGCTTCGGTATGGTTCGTGATGTCAATCAGGATCTGATGCAGCAGGGCATGCTTGAGCAAGCAATACAGCAGGCGCTTATTGATTCGGCTAAGACACAATACGGTGGGTTTGTAGGCGCACCACAGACAGCTCTAAATACGCAGCTGGGTGCATATGCAGGATCTCAGACCGGCGAACAGACACAGACCACCGCTAAACAACCTGGTCTATTTGATTATCTCCAACTTGGAGCATCGTTCGCATAATGAACCCAATGGACGCTATGGTCATGGCGCAGCAGTACCAGGCGCCACAGGGACTCCTACAGCTACCTACTGCAGGATTACTACAGGTTCCTGATATGAGCGCCAGTTACACAGATATGGGCGTGTCTGATGAAGAAATACGAAGAAGATTGGGTTTAGGTCCAACAGATAAAATAACACCGGATATGAGGATTCAAGTAGCTGGTGAGAGACTTAAAGAAATACCTAGCAACATAATGGCGGTCCCTGGAAATATTATGGAAGCTGGTAAAGCTGTTGGCTCAGGATTACTAGATTTATTTAGGTAGGTAGCAAAATGACAGAAGAAGAATATCTACAGATGATGATGGCGCAGGGTGGATCGCAGGGCGGTTTACTTGGTGGCGGATATAGCCCACCATCATTCCCTTCCGTTACTCCAGAGCAGCAAGCTATGGTAAGTCAATCGCCGGTTCGCACCAGAGGACAGGGCATAGTTGGCGCTATTGGTGGGCTTCTTGGTGGGCTTGGCCGCGCCGTTGGTCCTGGACTACAGCAAGCTTCACGCGCAATCTATGGCGATGACGAAATCACTAGGCTTAGAAGGCAGAATGCTTTTGCGGCTATGACGCTGAATCCTAACCAGGCTCTGATTACATCCAATGCTGCGCAGATAAAGGGTCTTCAGGAGCAGGACTTAGCTACAGCTAGCGCTGCTGATATTGCGGAGTATTTAAGGGGTCGAGGCAGGCATGCCGAGGCAGCATTAGTAGAGAGGAATCCTGAGTTAGCATCAACGGTTTTGGCTCCCGAGTTTAGAGCAGGAAACACATACGCACCTCAAATGGATCCGAAAACTGGGGAATACTATGTAACCCGCGTCACGCCAACAGGTGAAGTTGAAATATTAAAGACAGGGCAATTTGGCGAAACACCTGAGACAGAAGGTCAGAGAGAACTGCAAGCTCAGCTTACACTGCAAGACAGGCAAACAGCCATGAGCCGCGGCGTAGAAGCGATGGGCGCTGCAAATATATTGCAAGGAAATGTCGAAAAATACATACAAGCGTTAAAAGCTTCAGAAAGCGGGGCTCAGAGCGGAGCCATCCGTCAATTTCTTCCTGCGTTAGACGCACAAACAGCTCAACTAAGAAGGCTCGGCAGTTTGCTTGGTATAGATATTATAAATAGCGCGACATTTGGCGCTCTCAGTGCAACAGAGTTAAATCTTGCGCTTTCAACAGGTTTAGACTTGTCTCTGCCACCTGCAGAATTGCAGGAAGATCTGAGAAGGAGACTTGCTGCAAGTCAGAAGCTTTACGATGAATATATAAAGATTGCCGAAACACTTTCATCTGGCGATGTTTTGTATTCCGATTATATCAAGAGTATACCGCACACTCCGCTGGTTCCCCCGCAGGATATGGAAGGCAACTTCCTGGTAAGTCCTGCAATATGGGATCAATTTACAAGGGATGAAAAAGTCGAATTTTTTAATGAAGGGCGTAAATAATGGCTGAAAGACAAGAACAGCTTACGCCGAAGCAGTTAGCCATACTTCAAAAATATGAAGGTGGTCCTGCGCCTGCCACTGACGGTCTGACGGAAGGCCAGCGCCGTATTGTAGATAAATATCAGCCGACCACTGCAAATAGTAATTTGACGAGTATTCAGGACGCAAACTTGTATCAGGGCGGTAATTATCCCCCGCTATCGGGTACGTTAAGGGCTGGCGCACAAGGTCTTACACTCGGCTTTGGCGAAGAAATCGAGGCTATGATTCGCTCTGCAATGCCAGGCGGTCCTGAGTATGAGCAAGCCAGGGATCAGTTAAGGCAAGAGATAAGATCATTTAGACAAGCATATCCTGGAACAGCTATAACAGCAGAAATTGTTGGCGCCATGACCACTAACCTTATACCTGGCGTTGCCGCAGTAAGATCCGGGCAATTAGCAAAAACCACTATGCCAAGGCTCATGGGCGTAGGTGCGACAGAGGGCGGTATATATGGCCTTGGCACCTCAGAAAGGGAAGGTATAGGTCAAACAGCTGTAGATGTTGGGACAGCGACTGCTATTGGTGCTGCGGCTCCACTTGCCATTGTCGGTGGTCCTAGGGCGGCTATAGGTATATTCGAAAAGGTTAGCAATTTCGTATCTGAGAAGTTCGGCACAAGGTATAGCGACACTGTGTCTGCATATCTGAATTCACTCGCGCAGCAAATGGGCAAATCAGTAGATGATATTGTCGCGGACATTGCTGAAGGCAAAATGGTTACCGATAACGAAACAGCAAATGCCGCGGTAATCAGTTTTATTAGGGAAGGCGGTGAAGGCGCTAACATTTTATTGCAATACATTAGGGATAGAGCGAAAAATACAACTGGCGAGGCTGTTTCAACAGTTAGGGCTGCATTGGCGCCAGGACGCTCAGATGATGTTTTGAACTCATATCTTGATGATATTGATAGGCTCCGTGAGAGGGAGTCGCAAGCCTATGACATTGTTTTTAAAAATCCGGACAACCAGCAGGTCACTGGGCAAATATATGACAATGTAGAAACGATATTAAAAAGATTCCCTGAAGTTAGAGATGAACTTGAGAAAATTTATACTGCCAGGAATTTGGTGCCTTTATTTGCCATGGACGAAAATGGCGCAATAAGGTTAGTAAGAGCCCCGTCTGTTGAGGACGCTGATATTGCGTACAGAGTTCTTAGAGATGAAGGAAACAAGTTATACGTTGCTGGCTCTGGAACCAGGGGTGAAGTTTACAAAGAGTATGCTGAAAAACTTAAAAATAATTTGGACAACACATACGAAGACCTGGCGCAAACAAGAGCCAATTATTCACAGCAATTTAAGCAGCAGGATGCATTTGATGCAGGGCTAAAGTCACTAGGCAAGAACTTAGATGTGACTCGTAGAGCTTTGCGTAAATACAATGCAGAAGAGCAGATGGCCTTTAGGGCTGGCGTATTTGCTGCTATACGCGACAAATTGCGCACATCCAAAACCCGCACAATTACTAATTTAGCTAATGAAGATGAAAAGCTTGGCGAGCTGCTTAGACTTATTGCTCCAGAAGAGTCCCTTGATGAGCTTGATAGAACTCTAAATATAGCAGCTGAAGCAAGAAGAACTGCTCAGGCCGCCCCACAAAGAGCAGGAAGTCAAACGGCAGTGTTGCAAAGGCAGAGACAGAGAGAAGCCGCTCTACCTGTAACAGCGCAAGAAATAAGAGCCGCAGTGGCCGGCGATCCAGTGGCGATGATCAATGTTGCCAAAAAGGCAGTAGGCTCAATGTTGGGAGATGTTGAAATTAGTCAGGCAGACAGAACTACTATTGCAAACATATTGGTTAGTGAAGATCCAGAGATGCTTGTTAAGGCAATGGTAAATGAAAACGTCATGGATCAACTTAGGCGCAAAATTGCCAGCATGGCGTCAACAATATCTCCAGGGTTAGCAAATATGAGCATGGTGCCTTCCAGCGTGTCAAGGATTGCTGAGAGGTTGGGTGGCGGTCTGCCAACCGGAGCGGGCCAGCAAGTTATACAGGGTGGTCAGGGTATACTGAGCGGTACCCCTTACGGTGAGAACCAATAGATGAAACTGAAACGAATGACAGAAGACGATATACAGCAGATCGTGGCAGACGCCATTGAAGACGCTGTAGATTTTGTTGAGTCTGAGATATCTGATGAACGTGTCAAGTCGCAGCGGTACTTTGATGGCGAGGTAGACATTGGCTATGAGGAAGGAAGGTCCAAGGTTGTCTCAACAAAAGTAAGGGACATAATCAGGCAGATCAAACCTAGTCTTATGAGGGTATTTTTGTCCACTGAGCGCCCTGTTGAGTACACTCCTAAAGGCCCAGAGGATCTTGCTGGCGCAGAGCAGGCGAACTCATACATGCACTGGAAATTCAGCGAGATGGGTGGATACGAGATTCTCAATGATGCCTTTCATGACGCATTGGTAAAAAAGACCGGCATTGTAAAAGTATATTGGGAAGACTATGAAGTTGGTAAAACATACACCTTTACCAATCTAAATGACGATGAGTTTGCTCTTATAGTTAATGAAGATTCTATTGACGTTATAGAACACTCTGAGTCTATAGAGATGTCTATGGATCAGATGGGCATGGAGATCGAGAATAAGAGCCATGACATCAAGGTAATTAAGCGTGCCACAGGTGGCAAATTATGCGTTGAGTCAGTTCCCCCTGAGGAGTTTTTTGTGGACCGTAACGCCAGGTCTGTTGAAGATGCTTATATTGTTGCACACCGGGCAGAGATGCGCGTTGGTGACCTAGTAGCAATGGGATATGATTTTGACGATGTTATCGACCTGGCTGGAATTACAGAAAACGACACACTAGTAGATGAGGAAGTCTATGCCAGGACCGGGTATAGCCGGGACACGGATGAAGCAGATTCTAAGGACCCTTCCATGAAGATAGTTCTTGTCACAGAGGCTTACATGAAAATGGACGTTGAGGGTTCTGGCGTCCCCATGATGTACAAGTTTGTGACGGCAGGCACTGGTTATAAAATTCTGGATATGGAATCTTGTGACAATGTTCCATTCGCTATTTTTGAGTGCGACCCTGAACCGCATGCGTTCTTTGGTAGGTCTATCGCTGACCTAATCATGAATGACCAGGACGCATCTACAGCTATGCTTAGAGGTGTTTTGGACAACGTAGCACTAACGAACAACCCTGCAATTGATGTGGTAGAAGACCTGGTAAATATGGATGACGTACTCAATAATGAGATAGGCGCTATCCGTAGGATGAAGCAGATAGGTGCTATCCAGGCAAATCCCGTACCGTTTATTGCTGGCACTACACTGCCGGCTTTACAGTACATGGACCAACAGGTACAGGAAAAGACCGGAGTATCCAGGGCGTCAATGGGACTAGATCCTGACGCGCTGCAGAATGCTACCGCTACTGCTGTTGCCACAACTATGCAGGCTGCCGCCGGCCAGGTTGAAGTTATCGCAAGAAACTTTGCCGAGGGTGGTATGAAGCGCATGTTTAAACTGATGCTGGAGGAGATGATTAAGAACTCCACAGACGAGGTTCACATGCGTCTAAATGGGCAGTTCGTACCTATTGACCCCAGGGTCTGGAATACCTCAATGGACGTCCAAATTAATGTGGGCCTTGGCACTGGCAAGGAAGACATGAAGATGGCCGCGTTAAATCAAGCCCTGACTATGCAGATGCAGATATGGCAAAACTACGGTCCTGCCAATGGGCTAGTATCCATGACACAGATACGCAATACTATGGCGGATATGTTAGCCTTGAGCGGAGTAAGGAACTCCGACAGGTACTTCATGCCGATGGATCCACAGACTGAACAAATGCTAATGCAGCAGGCTCAGATGACGCAGCAGCAAGCGGCACAGGGCCAGCAGGACCCGAACCAGGCATTCTTGGCGGCTGAACAAATGAAGGCCCAAACGAAAGCACAGACAGACATGATGAAGCTACAGCTAGATGCACAGAAGGCCGCTGCTGACGATGACCTGAAGCGAGACCAAATGGATCAAGATTTAATTGTTAAGGCTGCAGAGGTTTTAGGTAAGTACGGAACCGCTGTGGATGTTGCAGATATAAAGAGGGCGCAGAACGCTCCAAGGCAATAAATGACGGATGATATACAGATAAGGGCATCAAAAGCGCGATCCCTTCTTGCCGATGATAATTTCAGAACCCTGATGCAGGAACTGAGGCAACGGCAAACAGAAATTTTCTTCAATTCAGCACCTAGCGATACTGAGTTGAGGGAAGAGGCGTACTCAATGATGAGTGCATTAAATAAAATTGAGGCACATTTAGAGTCAGCTATTACTGATGAGAAAATCCTCAAAAAGCGTAAATAGGAGTCAGGACCGTGACATCGACTGATGAGATAGTTATAGATAATGACGGCACTGTTGATAGTGTCGCAAATACACTAATTTCAAATCCACAGCCTGAAGATGAGGCTGCCGACCTGGAAGAACCAGAGGCAATTGAAGACTCGGAAGAGGCTTTGGAAGACCCCGAAACCGATGAGTCGGATGAAACCGATGAAACCGATGAAGAGGTGGAGGACCAGGATGAAGAGCAAGACCATGAGGAAGCCGGTCAGGAGGAACTTTACGCCGTCAAAGTAGACGGAGAAGAACGCGAAGTAACCCTCAATGATCTTAAGCAATCCTATTCGGGCCAAGCTTACATCCAGAAAGGAATGCAGGATGCCGCTGCGCAAAAGAAACAAGCGGAAGAGGTATACCACGCACTCCTTCAAGAGCGTGAACAAATGTCACAGCTTTTGAACCAGCTGCAAAGTGGCGAAATGCTTAAGGCTCCAGTACCGCCTAATAGTGAGTTAGTAAAGACTGACCCTATCGGATACATGGAGAAGAAAGCAGAGTATGACGCGGCCAAGATTGATTTTGATAACCAGCAGCAAGTAATTGCCGAGGCTCAAGCTCAACAGGCACAGCGCATGCAATTCGCACAGCAAGCCAATCTGCAACAAGAGATGGGCAAGCTGGCACAGGTTATACCGGAGTTTGCCGACCCAGAAAAAGGAGGCAAATTAAAGGAAGACTTGGTTAGTTATGGTACGCGACTAGGATACTCTGAAGCGGAACTAGGCGGTGTCACAGATCACCGTGCTATCGTGGTTCTGCACAAAGCTAAACTATGGGATGACTTGCAGGGAAGTAAGGGCAAGGCAAAACAGAAAGTTAGTAATGCCAGACCAGTTGTTAAACCAGGCGCCAAGAAATCTAGCCGCGCAACCTCTCAGAAGCGGTCACAGGAAATTCAAGCTCGGATGAAAAAAACCGGTAATGTCGAAGATATTGCCAAATTTTTATTAAGCTAACTAACTAGGAGCCTATCATGGCCGTTAATACAAATACTAACGAGACATATGACGTCTCAACGATCCGCGAGGATCTCCAGGATGCTTTGATTAGCATTTCTCCAACTGACACTCCTTTCATGACTGCTATCGGACGTAAAAGTGTCGATAACACTTACTTTGAATGGGGCGTTGTAGAACTTGCATCTGCTGACAGCGCCAACCGTGTTGTTGAAGGTGAATCAGCCCCAGGCAATGACGCTGCTACTAACGCAATTCGCCAGGCTAACTACACTCAGATCTCTGACAAAGTAGTTGAAGTATCTGACACCGCTAACGCCGTAAATGGTGCTGGTAATGCTCAGACTACTGCCAAGCAGGTTGCATACAAGCTGAAGGAACTGAAGCGTGACATGGAAACCATGTTGACTGCTAACGTGGCTGCTTCTGCTGGTGCTTCCGGTACTGCTCGTCAGACTGCTGGTCTGCCCGCGTTCCTGCGTACTAACGCTGATCGTGGAACTGGTGGTGCTGATGGTACTACTTCCGGTACTGGCACAGCTGGTTACGTTGATGCTGCCGCCACTGACGGTACACAGCGTACTGTAACTGAGGCCTTGTTGAAGTCAGTTATTGCTGACTGCTGGGACCAGGGTGCAGAGCCTTCAATTGTTCTCTGTGGATCTTCACAGAAGCAGACAATCTCAACCTTTACTGGTAATGCTACCAAGTACAAAGACATCAGCGACAAGACTCTGTCTGCCGCGATTGACGTCTATGTATCAGACTTTGGTGAACTTACCATTGTGCCTTCGCGTTTCAGCCGTAGCCGTGACGTTCTGGTCCTTGACCCGAACTACGCCCGCGTTGCATATCTGAAGCCTACCTCACAGAAAGAACTTGCCCGCACAGGTCACGCGGAGCGCAGGCTGATTTCTGTCGAGTATGGCCTGCAGATCGACAACGAAGCTGCACACGGTGTAGTAGCTGACGTAAGCTAAGAAGAGTAGGTAGGGCGGTCTTTCGGGGCCGCCTTACCCTTTTTAGGAGGACTTATGAAGAAAGGTAAAAAGAAGAAGGGAAGACCATACTGATGGGTATGGGTGTCAAACACTACTTCAAGGATGGCAAGGTTCACAAAGGATCAATGCACAAACATCCTGACGGCACTCTCATGACAGGTTCTAAAATGTCTAAGCGGTCCAAGAGAATTTACCACTTTGGCGATTTATCAAAAACCGCTCAGGCTAAAGCTAGGAATGGGTGGAAGTAATGCCAGGGCTATACTCCAACATTCACAAAAAACGTAAACGGATCAAGGCCGGATCAAAAGAGAAAATGAGAAAGCCTGGAACTAAAGGTGCGCCCACCGCTAAAGCGTTTAAGCAGGCAGCAAAGACTGTAAAAAGGAAAAAGAAGAAGTGATTACCGAAAAGATTGTAGAGGAAGATGGCAAGATTCAGGTTGTTAGGGAGCAGGATTGCGCTGGTCTACTAAAAACCTTGAAGAAAATGCGAGAACTTGCGCCCAGGCATTCAGGCCAGGACCGCACAAGGTGGGTAGGATCTATCCCCTTGGTAATGGCCGAGGAGTGGTCCAGGGAATGCGGTGCAGCAATTGGCACGAAAGAATACGCACAATACATTAAGAAAAAACTTGCAGACCCAGACTACAAGAATTTGCTTGTTAGGGGACAATGAACGAAGAAAATCAATATGCGCAGCTGTTACTATCCATTGTGGCGTATACTAAGGGTAGGTGGTGTATTGATGACGTTGTTGCATTTTATGAATATATTTTAGAAGAAATGCAGGAACAGGAAAGACCCGACTTAAAAATAGTAGCATTGGAATTTAGTGATGACGGAAGCAGAGATTGAGGTCCTGATTGAAAAGTGTGCAGAGCGTGCTGCTGAGAAGGCATTACTAAAAATAGGTCTTTCAGATGAAAGCGCCTATGACGATGTCAGAGAATTGCGAGGTCTTTTGGAGGCTTGGCGAGACACAAAAAAAACGGTAGGCCAGACCATAGCAAGATGGGTAACGACCGCCATCTTAGTGGCTCTGGCCGCATCGGCTTATATGAAGGTGAAATAATGAACGACAAACTGATCGCCGCTGTTACACAGGCTGGAAATTACATAAAACAAAAAGTTCAAGAGCAGGATCCAAAGCACCTGGTTATAGGCATTGCGGCTTTCGTTTTAATTTTAGTCGTGGCCGTGGTTGTATGAATCTAAGCTCACTAATCGGTCCTGTCAGCCAGCTGCTTGACAAGGTAATCGAGGACAAGGACCAGAAGGCCGCCCTGGCGCATGAGATAGCCACGATGGCTGAGAAGCATACCCAGGAACAGGTTATGGCTCAGATTGAGGTGAATAAGATTGAGGCCGCAAGCCCGTCTCTTTTTGTCTCAGGATGGAGACCAGCAATCGGTTGGATCTGCGCCCTTGGAATGGCCGGCAACTTTATAACGATACCTTTTACCAACATGATTCTGGAAATTGCAGGATATGACGTTGCGCTGCCTTTAATCGACATGGAAACCCTTTTGCCGGTTTTGCTTGGCATGTTAGGGTTGGGCGCCATGAGGACAGTTGAAAAGGTAAAACAAGTTGACCGCAAATCTTAAGAACTTCACCCTGGCTGAGTTTGCCTGTAAGTGCGGGTGCGACTCTGACGGGTCCGAGATGCAAGACTCTATCCTCCAGGCTGTCCAGAACTTCAGAACTGCCCTGGGGTTCCCCTTCCCCATCACCTCTGGGTACAGATGCCCAAATCACCCCATAGAAGCCAGAAAATCGACTCCTGGAGCGCATTCCAGGGGGCTAGCGGTGGATATAGGGGTCAACCGAGAACGCGCCTTAGAACTGCTTAAAATGGCTCTAAATGATGGCAGAATCAAAGGCGTTGGAATCAATCAGAAAGGTAATGCTAGATTTATCCACCTGGACACTGACGACCGCACAGCCATCTGGTCCTACTAACCGCATTTGTCTGCGGTAAAAACCCCCGCCTATTATTCCGCAAAAAAAACCTATCAGCCCGGTTGTACGGCTATTTTTTCAAAGATATTGCAAAAGAGGAGTGACCCCCGGAGAGGAGAGGTTCTCCGAGGGCCGCAGCATGTGGTGGGTACGGGAGGTACTGCTGCAAAACAATAATACCAATTTCCCCTGCTATCAAAAATACTCAAATGTGTTGTTTTATAAACAAATAGCCATTATAATCGCCTTTCCATTCAACCACGGGAGGCAAAAATGGAACTAAATATACAAAGGGTTGCCGAGTTCATCGGTGGACCTAAAAATCAAGATTGGGAAAACGGATTCCTGGCCGGCCAGAAGGGTGACGATTGCCCTGCTACTGCGTCACAGGAATATCAAGACGGTTTTGGCAGAGGCTATGCAGCTGCCGAGATGCTAGAAAAAAACAACAGCTGGTTTAAAGAAAGGGGGATGATGAAATGAGTCTTATTGAGATACAGCAGAAACTAAATGTGCCGAAAGCACGCACCAATAGCTTTGGTAAATATAAATATCGCAGCTGCGAAGACATATTGGAGGCGGTTAAGCCACTGCTGAATGCATATGGATATTCTTTGATTCTGTCAGATAAAATTGTCGGTGTTGCTGGAAACGCATACATCAAGGCCACAGTACAGCTTGTTGACAGTGATGGCGCTGTCAAGTTTAGTGCTAATGGATTTGCAAGAGAGTCGCAGGAAAAGAAAGGTATGGATGATAGCCAGATGACCGGCACAGCTTCATCCTACGCCAGGAAGTATGCTCTAAATGGTCTTTTTGCAATTGACGATACCAAAGACGCTGATACCGATGAGTTCCACAATGAATCCAAACAGGCGCAAAAGAAAAGCCCCAAGCCGGAAGCAAAGCCTGAGTACACTGCCAAGCAGGTTGCGGCAAACAGGGATGAGTGGATTAAGCTATTTAATAGTGGAAATATTATCCCTGACGATCTAATTAATGAAATCACCAAAATATACTCTCTGTCCGATGACCTGAGACAAGAAATTGAGAACTTGGGGGCGCCTTTCTAATGATCAAAGAATCAACCCATTGGTACGACCAGGACGGCAATCCCCGATATACGATAGTCGGCAAGAATGGCCGAGAGCGCAGCACTACCATCCGAGATGCGCGTGAACACGGGTATGTACCCAGCGTCACAAGTGTGATGGGAGTTGCCGCAAAGCCAGGTCTTGAGAACTGGAAGATAGACCAGGCACTGCTTTCTGCACTAACCCTGCCAAGGGAAAAAGACGAATCCCTAGACGATTTTATGAAGCGTGCCAAAAAGGATGCTAAAGAGCAGTCCACTAAAGCAGCAAAAAGAGGAACCGAGATTCATGCCTATATTGAGTCGGGGTTTTCTCAGGGAATTATTTCAAAGACCTACGTTGCTGTTCAGGATCAGCTGGTGACCTTGACAGGCATTCCCGATGGTTGGGTTGCAGAAGATAGTTTTTGCCATGAGTATGGGTATGGCGGGAAAGTTGACCTTTATCACCCAGATGGGTGGGTTGTCGATTTTAAGACAAAAGACAACCTGGAAGGCAAAGACCCAGCCAAACTAGTTTATGACGAGCATGGTATGCAGCTATCAGCGTACGCTGCTGGCTTAGGAATAGAATCACCAAAAAGAATATCTGTCTTTGTGGACAGAGATGATACCGAAATAGTCTTGGCCCATGTGTGGGAAGAGGATACGCATGTCAGGCATCTAGGTATGTTTCAGGCGCTGCTCATTTATTGGCAGCTATCAAAAAAATATAAATCAGGAGTAACCATATGACTTATGACAACACCAACTCAGGCGCACTGTTCCGCAACGACAAGAAGTCTGAAAAGCACCCGGACTACCGTGGCGATATCAACGTGAACGGTGTGGATTACTGGATTTCCGCGTGGCTGAAGACAAGCAAAAAAGGCACAAAGTTCATGTCCCTGGCAGTGACAGAAAAAGAATCTGTAGAGAAGCCTGCGCCTGTAACAGATGATTTCGATGAAGATCTTCCTTTTTGAGGTGCGCTATGGTTAATTTCGGAAAAGCTTTACGGCATGCACAGATAAATGCTGGGGTGAGTAACGTCACCCTGGCAAAAAAACTGGGCGTTTACCCGCAGCAGGTTTCGGTGTGGCGATCTAAAGATAATGCGACACTAAAGTTGTGCGACAAAATTTGTAATGCCCTGGATATCGACATAAAGAATTTTGTGGAGTGGGCTAGAGATGAATGATACGCAGCAATTTAGCGCCTGGACCTGGGCGCTGGAGGAGGCTGAATTTTCGGCCAAAACTTACAAGGGTAAATTTGCGATTGTTGATAACCATCCTTATTTTGGCGTGATGCCTTTAAAGCTTGTCACCAACGAAAAGATTTTGGAGATAGTAAGTGGCGCCGAGACATTATGCAGCGAATATTTTGTCGATGAAGACGAGGGAGCAGAGGAGGGAGGCCTTGGAGAAGGTTCCTCCCCACCTGCGTGATTTAGTAAAAAAGCATGTGGAGATTACCTATGAGTTACGAAAAGTTCGCCGAGCTGGAAAAGATGGCAAGTGATTATGCTGAGGCAGAAGCGCAGCGCGTTTACCTGACTGAGTTTAAAAAAAGCAAGAAGGCGATCATCATGAAAATGGTTGAGCCGACCGTCAAGACAACTGCTGGCCAGGAGAGAGAAGCATACGCACACGAAGAATATCTGGAGCTGATTGATGCGCTAAAAATAGCTACCGAAAAAGCATTAAAGCTTAAGTTCCAGATGGAAGTTTTGAAAATTAAATTTGAGACCTGGAGGACTAAGCAAGCAACCCTCCGGGCAGAGATGAACATGCAATGAAAAAGACCCCCAGGACTAAGTGCCTAGAGGCGCTGCAACTTTTAGCGAGGATTTCAGCTGCAGATGATCATGGCTGGGTCCAGTGTGTGTCGTGTGGAAAGAAAGACCACTACAAAGATATGCAAGGGGGTCACTTCATTCCGAAAGGTAATAGCAGCTACTGGGCGCTGCGGGAAGAGAATGTCCACCCACAGTGTCCAGGTTGCAACATGTTCGGCATGCGCCACGGCACGGCGTCCCAGGCATATACCATTTGGATGCAGGACTACTATGGAAAGGATTACGTCCAAAACATGTTAGACTGCAAAAAGTTACCTTTGAAACTTTACAAAAAAGATTACGAAGAAATGCTAAGTGATTTCAGAGAAAGAATTCGTTACCACGAAAAAAGGATAGGCGCATGAAACACAAAAGGGCTACTGTAAAATTATTTCCATATGCGCAGACAAAGATGCAGATGGACCTGGCCGCTAAATATGATGCTGGTCAATCGGTTTCTGAGATTGCCGACAGCCAGGGTAGGCAAATATCAAATGTGGGGAGGGATATCAAAGCTTTGGCCGCCAGGGCTGCGGTGCGTGGAAACGCGCCAGAATACGACTTAAATCACCCAACAGCTCCAGGATTTGCCACAAAACGGGTTTCTACACTCTACAACGCAAAAGGCGAGGTAACTACCCAGTGGCACATTCAAGAGCCAGAAAAGCGCCAAATTGACCAGCTACTGGCCGAATTCGTTGAGTCTTACACTGATGAGATGCGTGGTGTACACAAGCCTACAAAAGCGCCAAAAAGCACAGACAGCGATTATGCTAGTTGCTATTTGATTGGCGATCACCACTTGGGGATGTATGCCTGGGCAGAGGAAACAGGCGGCGATGATTACGACACTGATATCGCAGAAAAAGTGCTATCTGATGCCGTTGAAAGGCTGGTTGACGCGCAATCAATCAAAAGCGAACACGGATGGCTTATAAATTTGGGTGATTTTACGCACGCAAACGACACAACCAGTTTGACTCCGGCCTCAAAAAATTTGCTAGATACCGATGGGCGTTTTGGGCGTGTCATCAGGGTAGCAGCACGGCTTTACAAGCGCATGGTCACAACGATGTTAAAAAGACATAAGCATGTGACTATTTTTAATGTAAGGGGCAACCACGACCCAGACGTTTCAATGATGCTGAACTTGTTGCTACAAGGGTATTACGAAAAGGATCCCAGGGTCACTGTTGTGGACAACTATTCAAAGTTCCTGTGGAAAAAGTGGGGACAATGCCTGGTCACGATGCACCACGGCGATAGGGTCCAGCCACAGAGGCTCTACGAGGCTATTACAGCTAATCTCAGTAAGGAGTGGGGTGAGACATCTTATAGAGTCTGTTGGACAGGACACTTGCATAGCAAGCTTGCCCTGGACTTAGGTGGAATGAATTTTGAGCGATGGAATGTTTTACCGCCTAACGATGCCTGGGCAGCAGACGCCATGTACACCCAAACGGAGTCGATGAGAACGATGACCTGCGTGGTACTTCACAAAGAATACGGCGAAGAGCTGCGATACAAGGTGGGTGTCAGGAGGTTGAATGGCAAAGCTTGAGATTATTTTTGAAGAGATTGATGGTTTTGTAAAAATAAGATTGCTAACGGAGTTGCAAGATTCTTCAATTCAGGAGAAAATTCTTGCCCGCACCTTAGAACAAGATATTGAAACGATTATGAGCGGTGTGGAAGTTAGTGAAGAAGTAGTACATTAAAAAAACCCCCCTGGTGTGGGGGGCTACAAGCAGCAAGGGGAAAGGGGAAAATCCCTCACTGGACGTCTACGGTCTATATTGTACGACCTCCCGTCCATAAACACAACATATTGTGTATTCCCTCGGTGTGGCAAAGCCTGACCGCAACTCTGGCTTATGGTGAGTTGACACCTAGAAAACCAACTGCCGCGAGGTGAAGACCGAACCAGCAAAATGTCCTGCGCTGTCGTGCCACTGACAACAGGCAACCGGAAGCCCGAAAGGGAGCCGCTGGCAAGGTGATAGCATCCCACAGAAGTGGGCGGGGGACCGATTCAGCGCGAGGCTGGACGGAAGACTAAGTACCAGGTCTACGGACCTTTGACATATGTCAGGCGGATCCATTGAGTAGCTATCGACTCATGGCCTTCCGGGGGAAAAGGGTGAATTGTGCCTAAAACAAATGGAGGGAGTATTGGAAAATTTAAAAGAAAAAAACTGCCAGTGCGGCGCTATAATGGACCAGGTGATTAGGGTTACCAGAGACGGTGAGCCGGTGACTCCTACGCGGGCCGGATGGTACTGCCCAAGCTGCAAAAATTTTGACAAAGCGGTAGGCAGAGAAATAATTTATAAAAAAACATGACAAAAGCTTGTTTTCTTCTGCCAGATAGATAATATACACACATGGGCGAGACACACAGTCTGCCAAACGGGAGAGAAAAATGAACAACATTCACGAAAGCATAGCAAGAACTGAAAGCCGCATTAAAGCTGGAAATTATGAACCTACTTTACCAATTCGCGTTTATCGCCAGACTACTTCTGAAGAACACGTTAAATTAGGTGCAAGTTTCTTTTTGTACATGTCTTTCAACACAATGGCTGACGCAGTGGAAGCTGTTGAAGAGGAACTTAAAGAAGAAAAAAATAATTTCCACGGCAAAGCCCTTCACACCTACGAAATAATTCAAGGCTAACATCAACTGCCCCCTACGGGGGGCATCAACCGGGAGAGATACATTATGAATGAATATGCAGAACTAGAGCGAGATTGGCAGGAAACGTACGGCAGCAGTGAGCAGCAGATCCAAGACTATTGGGAACACCAAGAGCGAGAGGCAGACCTGGAGTATAGAGATGAAGATTGATATAACCATTGAAGAGCAGCGCATTATTTGCAACGCACTTTACCACGCAGAAAAAGAGGCCCTGGACAGTGCCGTGCTAAACGCGCAGATTGGCAACGATGAAGGATGCACAAGGGAGACCCTTAAGGCTGACACGCTGGGCAAGCTGTCGTCCAAGATCTACGGTGCGAGGGACCTGGTTTGAGCCTGCAGCTTAGACCCCATCAGGAGCAAGCCATCACTCAGTTACGGTCGGAGATTAAAAGAGGAAGTTTAAATCCCGTCCTGGCTGCACCATGCTCAATGGGCAAGACGTTCATTGCGTGTGAAATCATGAGGAGGGCTGCAGCTAACAACAAGAAAAGTGTTTTTTTTGTAGATCGCAACAAACTGATTTCTCAAACCACTGATACTCTTGACGCGATGGGCCTCGACTACTCGGTGCGCCAGGGCGATCAGTTTTGGTTGTATGATCCCGACAAGCTTATCCAGGTTGTATCAATTCAGACCGCAGCCAGAAGAAACCAAATGGATTATGATTTAGCGATTATTGATGAATGCCATACGATTCATAAATCAATGGCGGAGCAAATGAAGCGACTGAATGCTGTGCCGCATATAGGTCTCAGTGCGACTCCTTTTACAAAATCATTAGGCAACGTGTTTTCTAGCCTGGTAACGCCGGCAACGCCCAGGGATCTTATTGCTGGTGGCTACTTGGCACCTACAGATTACTATGGGGGAAGAACGCCAGATGTTTCACAGGTAAAACTAAAACGACTTTCCAGTGGTGGAGTTGAGTATGATGAGAAGTCATTAGAAAAAACCCTTATGAATGATAAATTGCTGGCAGGTGATATTATAGAGAACTACCGGCGGGTTAGCGGATCTCAGCGTAAACGTGCGCTGTTGTTCGCCCCCTCGGTAGCCCACTCAAAACAGATGTGCCTGGAGTTTAATGAGCAAGGGATTCCAGCTGTCCATATTGATGGAACTATGGACTCTGAGTTGAGAAAGGCAATTTATGACGATTTCAAGGATGGGTTATACCAGGTTATGTGCAATTCAAAGCTATGCACTTACGGCTTTGATGATCCTGGCATTGAAATAATTATTGATATCACCCCAAGTAAAAGTTTAATTAGAAATATACAGGTGGCTGGTAGGGTATGGAGGACCGCACCAGGCAAAGAGCGCGGCATCTACTTGGACCACGCCGGGAACATTAGCAGGATGGGTGCTTTCCCAGAAGACCTGATACCATCCAGGTTGGACACCGGTGAAAGGAATTATCAAGAGAAGCGCCTGGTAAAGGAGCGCAAAGAGATTGAGCCAGCAACCTGCCCGCAATGCACCAGGTTGTTTAAGGTTAAGTGCTTGTGTGGGTACGAAAGACCCAAGCTCAAGCAGATACTCACTGACACCCAAACCCTAAAGAAAATAGAGCAGTCAAAGGCACAAGAGAAGTTCCTGGCAGGATTACAGTTGTACGCTCATGAGAAAGGCTACAAGAGAGGGTTTATATATCACACCTTTAAAGAAAAGTTTAAGGTAGAGCCGCCTGAAAACTGGCCAAGACCAGCAACAAAGCTAGACCAGGAAGTAAAAAATTATATTACATACTTAAGAATAAAGAGGGCTAAGAGTGGAACAGATACTGCAGCGGCTTGACAAGGTACGGAAACAGGGTGACGGGTATGTAGCATGCTGCCCGGTACATGACGATAAGAACCCCAGCATGACGATTAAAGATGTCGGAGATAAGATACTGGCCTACTGCTTTTCATGCCAGGCTAAGGGTCCAGAGATAATGCAGGCCCTGGGTCTTCCAATTTCAGTCATTTTCAAGGACAATTCCAATGATTTCGACAAGTTACAGTACAAATTGGACAAGACTAGGGTTGAAGATAAGCTGTTTATCTCAATCTACGAAAAAGCAAAAAGAGAAGGGCAAAGAATAAAGGCTACAGATGTTCATAGATACAGGTTGGCCAGGAGCCGCGAAGGAGTTCGAGAAGGAGAAGCTACGGCAGGAGATAGCTAAAGATGTACAGGCTTATCTTGAGGCCGGCGGTGCCATAAAAGTATTTAGTAACGGTGATCAAGTAGCTGAGAAATCATTAAAGACATTTAACAAAAAATTTATTCATAAATAACGGGAGGATTTATGAGGTATGGATCAGTTTGTAGTGGTGTAGAAGCCGCCACAATGGCGTGGCATCACATGGCCTGGGAACCATCATTCTTTTCGGAGATTGAGCCATTTCCCTGTGCAGTTTTAAAACATCACTATCCAGAAGTACCGCTACATGGTGACTTCACAACCATCGGAGAAAATGATTATGAGCCAATTGACCTTCTTGTCGGAGGAACCCCCTGTCAGTCTTTCTCAATCGCAGGACTTAGAAAAGGAATGGCAGATGACCGTGGAAACTTGGCACTCGAATTCCTTAAACTTGCTCAACGCACACGCCCCACATGGGTGGTTTGGGAGAACGTCCCTGGCGTCCTGTCAAGTAACGGAGGACGGGACTTTGGAGCCTTTCTCGGAGGGCTGGGGGAAATCGGGTATGGGTTCGCCTACCGAGTTCTTGACGCTCAATACTTCGGAGTTCCACAGCGAAGGAGACGCGTGTTTGTTGTCGGATATCTTGGAAACTGGCGACCACCTGCAGCGGTTTTGTTTGAGCGACACAGCCTGTCAGGGCATCCTACGCCGCGCCGAGAAGCGGGGGAAGAAGCTGCCGGAGACACTGGAGTTGGCACTACAGGAGAGTATCAATCAGGCTCATCTGACATGATTCCTATGGCTGTTGATGCTTACAATGGGTATGTTTCAAAGGAATCGCACGCTACTGTTAGTACACAAATAGTCCACAACAGGAATCTTTTATGTTTTGAACCACGCTCACCTGACGGAGTGCCAAGAATTTCCAAAGATGTATGTCCTACGCTGAACACTATGGGCGGTGGTCAGAGGGAACCTTGTGTAGCATACGCCCTTCAAGGAGCTGGCAAGACCAGCCAAAACTCGCAAGAATCGGGCTGGAATGAAGAAGTTTGCTTTACCACTAATTGTCTGGATGTTCATGGAGTAGCAATCAAAGAAAACCAGCAGGGTGCTGTATGGGAAGCTGATGTGACGAGCTCGCTGGCTACAGCAGGGGGTAAACCGGGGCAAGGTTATCAGGCTTGTAGACAAGGGACGCAGGTTCGCAGACTAACTCCAGTGGAGTGCGAAAGGCTCCAAGGGTTCCCTGATGATTTCACAAAGATACCGTACCGGGGCAAGCCAGCAGAAAACTGCCCTGATGGCCCAAGGTACAAGGCTATGGGAAACAGTATGGCAGTGCCTGTAATGAAGTGGATAGGGGAGAGAATACAAGGTGTTGAAAGTATCGCTAAAGAATCTGCGTAAGGTTAAGGCTTTGTATTACGAAGACGGTAGAATGCCTATTAAAATATACAAGATGACTGGTATACCATATTATACAGTGCTAGATATAATAAAAGGGAAATACAATGATAAAATTACTAAACAGAATTAAGTGTATATTTAAGGGTCATAAGGACATATACGACATTCCATATGGCTGTGAAGAGAATGAGCGGGTCATCTGTCTAGCATGTGGTAGAACCAGAACGGTGGTGATATTATGAGCAAAGGATCGAACCAAAGACCGAGGTCAATATCTCATGGCGAGTTCAAACGAAACTGGGAAAGAATATTCGGACCCTGTACCTTTGACGAGGATGGAAATAGAGAGCCTGATGGACAGAAGCGGTTACCCGACACACCAGGAAAAGTTCATGGAAGTGGTGTACAGGGTAGCCAGGATAATAGAAAGAGCGCACGGGATAACGATGGATGAGCGTAGGAAGACCAAGTAAATTAACTGATGAAGTATTAGCTGCTGCAGCGGAATATGCTGGGGGCGGCTACATTGGTCACAACGAAGTCATACCCACAATTGAGGGGCTGGCTGCTTGTCTCAGTGTTGCCAGGTCTTCTATCTACAAGTGGCGGGATGAATCAACTGAATTTTCGGACATCTTAGAGGGAATTCTGGCAACCCAGGCTAAAACCCTTGTCAACTCAGGCCTTATGGGCGATTTCAATTCAACAATAACTAAACTGATGCTAACTAAGCATGGATACAGCGATAAGATCGAGCAAGACGTCACCTCCAGTGACAACTCACTTAGACCAACCCACATCATCCTTGAGGGAATCACGCCAGAGTCGGCTACAGATACCGACTAAGCTGGTCCCTGTGTTCCAGGGAGACGCCAGGTATCGGTGTGCTTATGGCGGCAGGGGTTCAGGTAAGACTAGAACCTTTGCCATGATGACAGCGGTCAGGGGCTACCAGTGGGGCATGGAAGGGCGAGAAGGTATAATTCTCTGCGCCCGTGAACATCTCAACTCCCTTGATGAATCGTCCCTGGAAGAGGTCAAGGCCGCCATCTCAAGCGTGCCGTTTCTGGCCGACTATTACGAGGTTGGGGAGAAATACATCCGATCCAAGGATGGTAAAATTAGCTACGGGTTTTCTGGCCTGCGCCGCAACCTCGACTCCCTCAAGAGTAAAGCGAGGCTGTTACTGTGTTATGTAGATGAAGCTGAGAGCGTCTCTGAGTCAGCTTGGCAGAAGCTAATACCATCGGTGCGTGAGCATGGATCTGAGATTTGGGTGACATGGAACCCGGAATCCAAAGAGTCGGCTACCCACAAACGATTCAGGCTAAACACTCCAGACAGCTGTAAAATTGTCTCATGTAACTTTAAAGACAACCCCTGGTTCCCTGCGCCTTTGGAACTGGAGCGCCTGGAAGACCAGAAGAAGCGCCCAGAGATATATACGCATGTATGGGAGGGAGACTTCCTAATACACACAGAAGGCGCCTACTATGCCCATGAAATGCTGCAGGCCAAGGATAGGATTACCGTTGTACCGTATGACCGGCAGGCGTCAGTAATCACGGCCTGGGACCTGGGTATGGCAGATACCACAGCGATATGGTTCGCCCAGTATGTAGGCCAGGAGATACGCATCATAGACTTCTATGAGAACTCAGGACTAGCCTTGGACCACTACGTCAAGATCTTGCAGAGTAAGGGATACAACTACGAGCAGCACATCCTGCCGCATGACGTCAGGGTTAAGGAGCTAGGAACCGGTAAGTCTAGGATGGAGGTGTTACAGTCACTAGGATTGAACGGCGTTGAGGTAGCGCCTATGCTCCCGGTAGAGGATGGGATCCAGGCGGTAAGAACAATGCTAGATAGGTGTTGGTTTGATGTAGACCGCTGCGAGAGAGGGATAGACGCCCTACGCCAGTACCGCAGAGATTGGGATGAGAACGGTAAAGCATGGAGGGGTAGACCTCATCACGATTGGTCATCTCATGCTGCAGACGCATTCAGATATCTTGCAGTAGGATACAAGCCCAGGCATGTATGGGGCGGTCCAATTCGCAGGAACATTCAAGGCATAGTTTAAGAAATATGTGCTAAACTTCAGCGCATGGCAGAATATATTCCCTTTCAAGATAGATCGCTATTCGACAGAATTGGCTCAATAGCGAAAGGCGCCACCCTGCTCCCAAAATATTTTGGTAGTGACCCATATCTCAGGCACCAATTTAACCAGGACAGATACGTTCAAGACCTCGCACAGAGGTTCCCTGGGCCTAGAGTTAGTGGAGGCTTATTAGATTCAGCTATTAACTATGCTGGGGCATATGATTGGTCAGCAAGGCCAGAGGTGTCACCGAAGGACGCCAGGGATATGGCGTTGGCATATCAAATGTATGATTCCATGTTCCGAGATTTCGGAGGGCGCATTCCTGAAGAGGAAGAACTAGACTATATTCAAAACATGGTGGGAGTTGAGGCAGGCATAAAGGACCGCGAGAAGGGCTACAGGATGCCATACAATGACCTGTTAGACGCTGCGGCAAGATACGCAGAAGAATATACCAAGAGTAAAAAATAATGGCGCTATTAAACAGATTGACTCCTGATCAGCAAGACATGGTACGCCAGGCAATGGCGAATACGGGCGCTTGGACCGGCCCGCAGGTGACGCCAACTCAAGCTGCATATCTAGCAACGCAATTCGCTCCAGGTGCTGGGGCATTGGATGCCATGGGAGGGATGCCGTCAGCGCCATCATCATCGCAATCACTGCTAGATTACACGAACAGAAACCCCTCAATGGTAGAGAACTTCCGCCAGGGTAACTACGGCACTGCGGCTATGCAGGGGCTGGGTTTGCTAGGAGATGCAACCTATGCGGCAGGGCCATTGATAGGTGGCACTATTGGGACAGCCTTGAAGACTCCTAGGACCATACAGAAAATTGCGCAAAGTGTTGATATACCTCCAGCAATCAACTCACAAAAGACCCAGCTAGGCACTTCAACAGTCCCAAGTTACGAAAAAGCAGGTAACGTGTTAGGTGAAGGCAAAACATTGGATTATGGAGCGGGCAGGGGTATAGGTGCAGAGAAAATAGGTGCGGATACTTTTGAACCGTTCCCCAGAGAAGGATTTAACCCCACCTACGATAGATCCTCTGACATCCCGTCAAACTCATATAAAAATATTACATCTCTTAACGTCTTAAACGTCATGCCAAAAGATGTTAGAGACGCCGCTGTTATGGATATAGGTAGAATTTTGGAGCCGGGTGGAACGGCTGTAATTACCACAAGGGGCAGGGACGTTATGAGCGCTAAAGGCGCCCCTGGACCAGAAGAGATGTCTGTTATAACGACCGACAACACATACCAGAAGGGTTTTAAGCAGCCAGAATTAAGGGAATATATAGGGGGATTGCTAGGGCCACAATATGCCGTTGAGAACATACCAGGCGTTAAAATAGGTCAGGCCGGTGTATTGGTCAAAAAACAAGAAAGCCCTTATGCGTTAAGTAACATAGACCCAAGGTACTCACCTAGATACAGCCCTAGCAAGGGGATGAGCGGCGCAGAACAGACCGCAATGGCACCTGGAATCTTCCCCACTATAGAATCCAGAAATCTAGGTATACCTACAGTTAGTATATTTGACTTTGAAGGTAGGCCGTTTATGACCACAATGTCAGATAGGACAGCAGCAGGCGGTCTACTTACGGGTTTGAATGGGGTGAACTTTAGTAATCCTGTAAACCTTAGAGGCGGCCAGGACTACATGTTTGACCTCATGAACAGCGGCCAAGTCTGGGCATCAGACCCCAAGGTAGTAGAGCAGATGATGGCTGCCGCAAAAGATCTTGGTGAATCACCACTATTTTTACCTTGGCGTATGGCGCCTAGTGGCGGAGACTACGCAACGATGACGGCAGAGACAATGGTCAAGTACGCAAATCAGAGTATGGGTGCAGAGGATATAAATCGCCTAAACAAAATAATTAGAGAAGATGGTGTAAACGTATCAGTTAAGCGGAAGGATCCCAAAAACCCGGAAAAAGACAAAACCATCAAGATTAATATTAAGGTTCCTGAGTTCCTAGGTTTAGATAATCCACTTGCTGGGGAGCAGATGAAAGAGCTAACCGGAAATCAGCGCAAGGCAATACTAAAAATATTGGACACAAAAGGTAGGGACAGCGGAGGACTTTCACTATCTCAGGCTAGGCTTGCTGTCAGCGATCAACTACAACTAAACGCTATGGATGCCGGCCTACAAAATGTGGGCAGTGTGAATACTCAAAGAGGTATATTAGATATATCTGGCCACCCAACATATGGCGCAGGCCTGCCAGGAGAAGGAATTGGAAGGCTTCAAGAAAATATCGGTGTATACGAGTTACTGCCAGAATTGGCTAGATTTAGGGCGGCTAATGCTAAGACATCAACAGCACTACAGAACCCATTGATGCCATCAGCAACAGATAAGAGAGCCTTGCAGATGAAGCCTTACACGGGAATTTTAACTGAAGATATGCTCCGCGCTATTCAAAATCGAATGGCTTCTCAGCGATAAGAAAGTATTCAGGCTTAAATAAAGCGGCAGTTTCTTTGTCGCATACTTCCTCAAGTTTTTCGACAACTTGCTCTGTTGTCATCAATGGGCGCCCTATTAGAGACATCCTAACTTCAACGCGAAACAAGGGTATTGAGAGTTCCTCTGGGATCTCTGCATCAGTGTTAATAACTGGAAATAATTTCATAAACAACCTCCCGGAGGCCGATTATATAATTGGCTAACGTAAAAATAAACCTATTTGGTGCTATACTCTGTCCATAAACAGGGTAGAACCAATGGCTATAACTACATATACAGAACTCAAGGCAAGCATCGCAGATTTCCTGAACCGGGATGATCTGACGTCCGTTATACCTGATTTTATCTCCCTGGCCGAAGCCCAGATGGAGCGTGAAATACGTCACTGGCGCGGTCAAAAGCGAGCTAACATCACTATAAACTCCAGGTACACATCAGTACCAGCTGACATGATACAACCTGTCAGATTGCACTTAGATGACGGTCTGAGCAGCGGGTTAAATCTAACCACCCTAGACTCAATGCTTGAATACCGCGTTAATACCGGAGATGCCCAGGGCAAGCCTAGGTACTACGCCATTAACGCCGAAAGCATCGAAGTATTCCCAACACCTGACGCATCCTACACAGCGGAATTTCTATATTACGAAGAGATAGATAAGCTTTCCGCAAGTGTCGCGTCAAACTGGATATTGAATTATCACCCTGACATATATCTTTACGGCGCATTGCTGCAGTCAGCGCCATACTTAAAGGACGATGCCAGGATACAGGTATGGTCCGTGCTATATGCTGGTGCAGTTGGGTCAATCAATAATGAGAGTAATAAATCTAAAGCTAGTGTCTCAGGCCTGAGACTCAGAATACGGTCCTACTAGCCAGGAATCGAGGTAAATTAAATGGCTGATACAACTACCACTACCTATTCGCTCACGAAGCCCGAAGTCGGCGCATCTGACGATACCTGGGGAACCAAACTAAACACAAACCTAGACGCCCTGGATGATCTCCTGGACGGCACAACGCCTGTACTGGGCATTGATATAAACAGTGGGACCATAGATAACACTACGGTTGGTGCCACGACAGCAAGCACAGGATCTTTTACTACCCTCAGTGCGTCTGGGGCATTCTCTGCTGTTGGTGGGGCTACTTTTAGTTCCAATGTCACGGTTGGAGGAAATCTTAGTGTTACAGGCGATGCGACAATATCTGGCAATCTTACTTTTGGTGATGCTGCTACAGACACGATTAACCTGGCTGCCGACATTGCGTCCAACATACTGCCATCTGCTGACAATACCTATGACATTGGCGCTACTGGTGCAGAGTGGAAAGACATCTATATTAATGGTGTTGCGTATGTTGATTCTATTGATTTGGCTGGCACTGCTATTACCGCTACTGGTGCTGAACTTAACACCCTCGATGGCATCACAGCTGACGTCACAGAACTTAACTACACTGATGGCGTTACCTCTAACATACAGACACAGCTTGATAATAAGCAGCCTCTCAGTGCTGTTCTAACAGCCACTACAGCGTCTTTTACTACTGCTGACGAAACTAAACTAGATGCAATAGAAGCGGGTGCTACAGCAGACCAGACAGCCTCTGAGATACTTACTGCTGTTAAGACAGTAGATGGAGCTGGCTCTGGGTTAGATGCTGACCTCCTTGATGGCAATGAAGCCACAGCATTTGCTACTGCTGCACAAGGTACACTGGCTGACTCAGCATTACAGTCAAGTGACATAGGCGTAAGTGTACAGGGCTACAGTGCTGTACTAGCTGCTACTACTGCTTCGTTTACAACTGCTGACGAGACTAAGCTAGATGGCATAGCAGTAGGCGCAGAAGTCAACGATCCAACAACCCTTCTTGATGCAGACATTGGTGTTAATGTATTAGCATACGACAGCAACCTGCAATCTTTTGTAACAACCTTTACCCTTCCTACAACAGACTCTACTGCTGGCTACGTTCTGAAGACAGACGGTGCTGGCACACTGAGTTTTGTTGCACAATCAGCCTACGATGAAAGCACAGTAGCTATTACAGGCGGAGCTATTGATGGTACTACTATTGGTGCTACTACGCCTTCTACTGGCTCTTTCAGCTCTTTGGATGTAGGTGGTTCTGATGTTGTTGTTGACACAGACATTGGTGTAACTGTCCAGGCTTACGATGCAACCATAGTTGTTGATGCTGACATAGGTGTATCAGTACAAGCCTACGATGCTGACACAACAAAGAACGATGTCGCTAATACTTTTACTGCCAACCAAACATTTGACAACGGTATCATTGAAGAATACAACGCAACAGGCACTAGTGGTGCTGTTACCGTAGACTTGGATACAGGCAACAACTTCTCCACAGCTATGGCAGGTGCAGTGACTTATACTTTCAGCAATGCAGCTACAAGCGGTAAAGTGTCTGCTTTTACTCTGAAGGTTGTCAATGACGGCAACGCTATTACATGGCCTACTTCAGTTGATTGGCCCGCTGCTACTGCTCCTACACTGTCAGCCAGTGGCGCGACAGACTACTTTGTTTTTATCACGCATGATGGCGGTACAACTTGGTACGGCTTCACTGCCGGACAGGCGATGGCCTAATGACAGCTTCTAAGAAACTAATACAAGCAAGTGCTGGTAATGTAGCTGGCAGTGACTTCTACCCGTACACAGTGGATAACTCTGCGCGATTTAATGACAACGATTCTGCTTATTTAACACGCACCCCTGCAAGTGCAGGTAATCGTACAGTTTGGACGTTTTCAACTTGGGCTAAATTAGGCAATCCTGTCAGTGGATTTTTACTTTCAGCATGGGCTGCTAATAGTGACGCAGGGTTTTTTGGCATAACAACAAGAAGCACAGGGGAGTTAAGAATACAGGCATGGAACACTGTTTACAGACAGACAAGTGCGGTTTATCGTGACCCTTCTGCTTGGTATCACATTGTTCTTGCTGTAGATACTACACAAGCAACTGCTGACGATAGGTTTAAGCTATATGTAAACGGAGTGCAGGTAACAAATTTTTCTACTAATAACGCAATCACTCAAAACAGTGACACTCAAATCAATAATACTTCTGCTCATACTATTGGTAAACAGTCAAATGGGTCTGACTATTTTGACGGTTATATGGCTCAAACCTGTTTCATTGATGGTCAAGCACTAGACCCAACATCATTTGGTGAAGAAAAAAACGGTGTGTGGGTACCAAAAGACGTATCAGGACTCACCTTCGGAACCAACGGCTTCTACTTAGACTTCTCAAACTCTGGCGCACTCGGCACAGACGTATCAGGCAACGGTAATAACTTTACAACTTCAGGGCTGACAAGTTCTGACCAAATGATTGATACGCCTACTAATAGCTTTTGCACATGGAATCCTATATCAACATGGCTGGGTAGTGTGCCTGCCTCCAGAGTTTTATCAGAGGGCAATCTACAAAGCGCAGGTTCGGGTTCTGGTGTTTTTGGAACTTTTTCAATACCTAAAACAGGTAAATGGTACTGGGAAACCTATATAAATAACGATAGTGGGAACTACTTTATTGGGATAGATGCCCGACCATACTCTGGTATGGCTACGGTAGATGTTCACTATTTTGACAACGGAAATAAATATGTGAATGGTGTACCATCTGCTTATGGGGCTGCATTTACTACTGGAGATAGAATTGGTGTTTTGGTAGATTCTGATGCTGACACAATAACATTCTATAAGAACAACTCATCCCAAGGAGCGATTAGTTTAGTCACCAGTATTCAGGATATTGATTACTTCCCATTCGTCTATCAAGATGGTGCAGCGTCATACAACAATACTGACTTTGGGCAACTTGGTTTTACCTACACACCGCCTACTGACGCCTTAGCACTTTGCACAGCCAACCTCCCAGAACCAACCATTGGCCCTAACTCAGCAACAATAACTTCTGAAGTCTTTGAACCAATTCTCTACACAGGCAATGGCACAAGCCAAAGCATAAGCACTTTAGAGTTCCAGCCTGACTTCACATGGATTAAGAATAGGGACGCTGCTGACAATCACATGCTGTTTGATGCCTTGCGTGGTGCGACTAAATATCTAAGCAGTAATACAACAAGTGGAGAAAATACAGACGCGCAGTCACTATCTAGCTTTAACTCCAATGGATTTTCTGTTGGCAATAATGTAGCAGTAAATACTAATGCTGAAGACTATGTAGCATGGAACTGGAAGGGCAACGGCTCTGGCGTAACCAACACAGACGGCTCTATAACATCTACTGTGTCTGCTAATACTGACGCAGGGTTTAGTATTGTTACTTACACAGGCACAGGATCGTCCATGACATTTGGGCATGGGTTAGGACAACCAGTTGATTTTATGCTTGTTAAAAAAAGAGACACAGCAGATGGCTGGGTCGTTCATCCATTTTCTGTATATGGTACATCCTATATTTTGTCGCTTAACTCAAACATTGGGATTTTTAGTGATTCTGTATGTCATACGAACAATTCTACTGTTATTGGTTTTACTGGGGCTAGTGGTGCAAGAAATTTGAACGGAGGCGCTTATGTAGCATATTGTTTTGCAGAAGTAGAAGGTTTCAGCTCCTTCGGAAGCTATACCGGAAATGGCTCGGCAACCGATGGCCCCTTTGTTTTTACTGGGTTCAAACCCGCTTTTGTAATTTTCAAAAGAACAGACTCCACATCTGATTGGAATACGCATGACGCTTCAAGAAGCCCTTATAACGTATCGGATGACATTTTATGGGCTAATCTTAGTACTGCTGAAACCACAGGAAGTTCTACAGGAAAACTTGATTTTTTAAGCAATGGTATAAAAATAAGAGGGTCAGCAAACGGTATAAATACGTCAGGTGCTACATACATCTACATGGCATTCGCAGAAAACCCATTCAAATACGCAAACGCACGATAGGTAACATAATGAAATACTACAACACAGAATCACAGACAGTGGTTAGCGAGAGGCAAGTAGTTAAAGCCAATCCTAACACTTCATTTGCGTTACCCTTCAGTGACGCGACACTGGCTTCTTTAAACTTGGTCAGACTGACTGACGACACCAAACCAGCCTATGACGCAGCTACCGAAAAGGTTATTGAAGGTGTCATAGAAGTACGCGATGGCGTTGCTTATCAGACTTACAGCGTGATAGATCGCCCTGCTGAAGCTATAGCTAACGAACTGGCTAACAAGAAAGCTAATGTAAGAATCCAGCGTAACGACAAGCTGTCTAAAACAGATTGGGCAGTTCTCCCTGATAGCCCACTGTCAACTGAAGACAAGACTGTCTACGAGAACTACCGTGCAGCTCTACGCGATGTACCTGCACAAGCTGGCTTCCCAGATAACGCACTGCCTGAAAGCCCTGACGAGTCACCATACGATTCTTGGACATACGACAGCACAGCATTTGTCTGGAATGCCCCACTGCCTAAACCTGAAGGTGAAGCGTATTGGGATGAAGATGCTTACCAAGAAGACAACACTACTGGCTGGATAACTATAGGAATCTAACATGGCACTCG